TGGTTCTCTTCATTCTTTTTGAGACCAGTGCCGTCTTTTCATATCTGAGCCTCCTGAAACCCTTGAACTTTCTGACCAAGATTCGTGAATACCGACAGGAAATGGGAAGCAATCCCACCGTTTCATATGCGGAGTACATGAATGTTCATCACGGCGGATTCTGGGTCCGAATGCTCTCTTGCCGATACTGTGTCGGTGTTTGGCTTGCTCTCTTGTTTTCTGTTGCGATGGGAAGTCTCTTTGCTCTCCCCATCGTGTACTTCGGCGGACAACTGATATGCTCCCTGTTCAAGGTCATTGACTATTTGGTGAACAATCATGAGTGAAATTGTCATAGAAGGCGTAGACGATCTGTATGGACGACTTCTGTCCTCGACCCTCAACCCATCTCTTCATGGGCCGCTTGTGGCATTCCAGACAAAAGCCAGATACATGAAGGACCCGAATGTGTGCAGTTGCAAGAAGGGGAAGAAGGCTCAGGAGGATCTTGTTCGCCTGTATGTGAGTCTGCCCTCTCAGATAAGAAACGAGCCATATCTTTCGGAAGTGAAGATTCTTCTCGGGGGAGAAACCATCGTGTTTCGATCCAACGGTGCGGAGTTTGCTAGGATAGGATGACAAACGATGGACCCGAACGAGAAGAAATTTCTGGATTTCGTTCGGATTTCCCTGAAGGAGTCGGGAATCCGTCTCGTCCTTCGCAACTCGGACTATGTCATTACGGATGGATTTCGCTGCGAGGGATACTTCACCGATGATTGCGTATGCGTTGCAAAGAAGAATCCTCGATGGATCGAAGTTCTTGCGCATGAGTATTCACACTTCATCCAGTGGCAAACCGGTTCCGTCCTCTACAGGAAATGCTACGGACCAACGAACAACTACGCCGACATCGTGGATCTGTGGGCCAAGGGTGCGGACATTCCTCGGGGAAAGGTGAGGCGTGCATTCGAAGCATATCGGGGAATGGAGCGGGAATGCGAGAAAATCACCGTCATGCTTCTGAAATCGTACGGGATCTGTTTTGATGTGGAGAGATACAAACAGGAGGCGAACTGCACGCTGTACATGTATCACTTCATGGAAACCCATAGGATCAAGAATTACAGCCGAAGTCCGTATAAAAGGTCGATTCTACAGCGAATGCCGTCGTCGTTTCGTGCCCTTTCACACCTCACCCTTCCCAAGGAGATTCGTGAAATTCTCTTGGGCTACGTTTGATCGGTTGGAATATATACTCGCATAGGAAAGGAGGCCAATGATGTTTGGTCTTAGCGTACTCTGGTGGAGCGTTCTCATGTTCGTCGCAGGTGCCCTCGTCGGCACCCCCGCTTGGAAGTGGATCTCTGCGAAACTTCCTTGGAACAAGTGAACAAATTCACTTGACGAAAGCACTCGTCCGATGTATACTTGTCCCAATCAAGTAGCATCGGACGCTTTCTTTTATTATGATTACATTCACCAAAATTCGATGGAAGAACTTCCTGTCCACCGGAAACACCTTCAATGAGGTGTCTCTGTGCGATACGTATACGACGCTTGTGAGCGGTGAGAACGGAGCGGGAAAGAGTACCATTCTTGATGCTCTTACGTTCGCACTGTTCAACAAGCCATATCGGTCCATCAATCTTCCTCAGTTGGTCAACTCGGTCAACGAGAAGGACTGCGTCGTGGAGATTGAATTCTCCGATGGAAAGCACGACTACAAGGTGATCCGTGGACAGTCACCCAAGGTTTTCGAGGTGTGGCGTGATGGGACCCTTCTCGATCAAGAGGCAAAGGCGAAGGACGGACAGAAGATTCTGGAGGAGCAGGTCCTTCGAATGAACTATCGTTCGTTCTGTCAGGTGGTCATCCTCGGGTCGGCGAACTACGTTCCGTTCATGCGGCTCCCCGCCTCCGAGCGAAGGAACGTGGTGGAATCCATTCTGGACATCGGGGTGTTCTCCACGATGAATACGCTTCTGAAGGAGCGAATGAGCCAGACCAAGGAGGAACTCAGCCAGATTGAGGTCCAACTCGCCGTCGCCAAGGAGCGGGTGAAGAACCAGAAGAAGGTGATCGAGGGTGAGCGAAATCGTTCGGAGAAAGATAGGGAGTGGGAAGAAGAAGAAGTTCGCAAGACGAACGAGTCGATCGACAAGATCCGCATCGACATGAACTCCATCCTGTCTCGAATCGACACCATGGTCCAGTCGATCGGAGACAAGACCAGCGTCGTGAAGCAGAAGGACAAGTTCTACGATCTTCGTGGACAGATCGACAAGAAGATTGCCGCCATTCGCAAGGAGATCGATTTCTACGATAAGCACGACAAATGCCCTACATGCGGACAGGGAATCGATGAGGGGTTCAAGCAGGACATCGTAGCCAACAGAGAGACGAAAAGAGCCGAGATGGAGAAGGCTCTTGAGGAGTTGACCGCCAAACTCAAGGAGTCTCAGGATCGGTACGATGCCATCATGGACATCACTCACGAGGTCGCTCAACTTCAGGCAAACGTCAACAACAAGGTCGGCGACATCGAGAACCTGAACGACTACATCACGAAGGTCAGAAGTCGTGGCGTGAACACTCAGAAGTTGAAGGACGAGGAGAGTTCCCTTGAGAAATTCTTGTCCGAGGAGTCCGAGGTAATGGATTCCAAGAAAGAGTTGGTCGAGGAGCAGCACTACATGAACCTTGCAAGCGTGCTTCTCCGTGACGGCGGAATCAAGAAGAAGATCATCAAGCACTATATTCCGGTCATCAATCGAACCATCAACAAGTACCTCTCCTTCATGAACTTCTTCGTGAACTTCCAACTGGACGACGAGTTCAACGAGACCATCAAGTCCCGCCATCGGGACATCTTCACGTACGCCTCCTTCAGCGAGGGAGAGAAGCGAAAGATTGACCTTGCTCTCCTGTTTGCGTGGAGAGCCATGGCAGAGGTCAAGAATAGCCTTTCAACCAATCTCTTGGTTCTGGATGAGGTCTTGGATGGCTCCCTCGATGACAACTCGACGGAAGCCTTCCTTGAGATCCTGAACGGCATGAAGGGCGGTGGGGTGAATGTATTCGTCATCAGCCACAAGTCCAAGGAGATCTTGCAGGACAAGTTCGAACGACACATCCAAGTTGCCAAATCTGGCAACTTCAGCAAGATTTCCTGATACAAAGTGTCAGACTTGACAACTTGCGGAAATGAAAAGGCCCCTCGATTAGAAGGGGCCTTTCTTTTCGTCTTATGGGCAAAATCCGTCGTGGATTCTAATCACTCAGACAGAACCAACTTCGGGGTAGCGAGTTCCTTGGGGGGAAGAACCAGACCGCTCCCGAACATCGAGTTGTACTCGTTGAGGAGATCGGTCTTGGGAACAACCATGAACGAATAGACCTTGGAGGCAAGGTACATGCCTTCGGTCTCGGCATAGGGAAGCCAAGGCACGAGGGCCAGTCGTCCCTGACCGGCGGGGAGAATGATGGCCGGGTTCTTGACCACGAGTCCACTGTCTCCTTCTTCTAGGATTTGAGCCAGAACTTCTTCACCAGACACCATACGAATCAACTTCACGTTCATAAAATACTCCTTTAGGTCACGTATTTAGACTCGCTTCCAACGGTTCAGAGCGAGCAATCCATTCAATCCGTTGTATGTGCATGTGCGGATCATCGACTCGATTTCGACGGGTCGGATGTTTCGCATCACCATGTCATTGATGTCCTTGATCGACTTGACGTTTCGATCCCAAATGCACACCGATCGACCGGCATCGATCAACTTGCTCATGGCCTCGACCACTTGCTTGTTGCGAGGCTCGTTGTCGAGGGCATACACCAACTTCTCCGTGGGTACTCCCTCAGGCACGTACAGCGGGTCTGACAGACCGATCATCGCCACGCTATTCCTCAGGAACAGGCTGTCGAGCGGTCCTTCGACCACGACGATGGGTTCGTCTTTTTTGACTCGCTCAAGCCCATACCACATTCGGTCCATGTCAGGATTGACCTTGATGGTGATGTATCGAATTTCCTTCTGGTGAGAAATCCTGAACCGGGGGGGAGTCTCGTTTTTAGACCGCAGAAACCTTCCCTGCACTCCCAGAAGATTCCCTTCAAAGTCAAAGCAGGGGATGACGATTCGCTCGTCGTCGCCCACCTTGGCACCGGGATCGATCATGTTCACGAACTCAAAGAAGTTCTTGGAGTAGTAGAGAAGGTGTCGCCTGTGGTCGGGAATCTTTCGGGTATTAGCCCACCGAACGGCAGGATGGTCCTCGGGAAGATCGGACAGGCGAGGAAGGGTCGCCAGAGCCTCATTACGTGGCTTGGGAGGCGTTTCCGCCTTGGGCTTGACCTCGGGCCTACCTTCGAACTGACGCTTGTCCGCAAAGGCTTCTAGGCAGTACTGGCGGTAGAGGCTTTCGTCCATGAAACGGATGAATACCCCGAGGGTCGTGCTATAGTCGCAATTGTGGCATCGTACGAAGTAGTCTCCACCCTTTTCGTAGAAGTAGAACCGGGTCTTGCTCTTGTTCTTGGTCGAGTCCCCGCAGACGGGGCACCGACATACGGCAAGGTTTGACTTTTTCCACGAAAATCTTTCAAGCCTAGGAGAGACTAGATTGATGAACTTGGTGTCGAGATATGCAGCCATTTGTGTATTCTACTCCTCTCGTTCTCGGAAATCAAGTAGAAAAAAGGTTGTCTTCCGTTAGTATCTTGAACTCCCACCCCTTGTCCTCGCAGACCCTTCGAGCCGCCGCCCACTTGGCACTGTTCACCATCCAGTTTCGGATTTCGGTGATCTTGGACTTGGAGACTCTCTTGGTCTTCGGCGGTTCCGGTTGCTTTGTCTGTTTCTTGGGCTTGACTTCGATCAAGTACTCCTTGACCGTGTCATCCTTGGCCTTGACCTTCACCCAGAAGTCCACGAAGTATCGATGCCTTCGCCCATCTAGGGGAGATATGTAGGGGACGACGATCTCCTCGGAGGACCACTCGATCACCGAAGGTGTATCGTCACAAAACGTCATGAACTTGCGTTCCCAGAGAGATCGGAAGATGCAAAGATTGGGGTCGCCCTTGTATTTCTCGGGGTGACGTGGGGTATACTTTCCCTTATAACTCTCGTTTGATCGCCGGGTCATGCTGTTGTCATATTTATGGAAACCATCACTAAATAGAGTTATGCCCACCCCACAGACCACACCGAACAAGGGAAACGGTTCGGTGATAAACGATCAGACGATCAGCCAAGCCGTTCATCCAAATCAAAGAATATCCGGAAAGGATACGTTCCAGCAAAACTTGGACAGGACCGATCCCCCGGTTCAGGCGGACATTCTTTCGTACCCGCTCGATCTCTTTCGCACTCGGGAATACCCACTGGGCATCAAGTTTGACATCTATGACACCTCGGGTGATGCAATCACCGAACAGCGAAAGATCAAGAAGTTGTTCGACACCTTTACCGCAAAGGTCTCCTCCACCTCCCGTTCGCTCAAGGACTCCCTGCTGGCGCAGGCACAGGAAGCGGACATCGGTGCGGAAACGACGGCGTTTCTTGAAAGCGTAGGTTCGGCGGCGGGAAGTCTCGGGTCATTCACCGGAACGGTCGTAGACAGCGTTGAGGGCCTATGGCAGTCCGAGAAGAAGTGGGACCCCAAGGGAAGAGAGACTCAGGTGGAGGCCATCGTGGGGGCTAAGAGTCCCCAGAACAAGGTTGCGAGCATCTATCTGTATCTACCCGGAAATCTATCCTTCTCTTCGCAATTCGACTACGAAGAGGCCGACATGTCCTCCTTGGATATCATTCGAGGAATTCAGGGTGCAGTGGCATTCGGAAACCCCGAAGCCCAAGCCGACATCATGAAGAAGGCTGGCATGGCGGCGGTCTCTCAGAACAGTCTGGTCTCGACCATCGGCGAAGACACGGCCATGAATGCGATGCGAATCCAATCAAGACAGATACAGAACCCGTTCCTCATTCACATGTTCAAGGGTGTGCAGAGGCGTACGTTCTCGTTCGATTTCGAGATGATTCCTCGCTCGGCAGAAGAGGCCCGAAACGTATATGCCATCGTGAACACGTTTCGCAGATACGCCCACCCATCTAGGAACGCCAGTGGTCGTTTCTTGGAGTTCCCAGCCGAGTTCGAGTTGACTTTCATCTATCAACCGAAAGGACAAGAGGAAGCGATTGCGGTTCCAAAGGTCAAGAAGTGTGCCATTCACAGCGTGAAGGTTGATTACGGAGACAACATTTTTTCCGCCCACATGGGAGAAACCCTTGCGGTTCCTACGAAGATCAAGATGAGCATCGAGATGGCGGAACTCTCCATTCTGGCTCGTCAAGAGATTGAGGACGGATACTGATGTCATATTTCAAGCACATGCCCGCCACGATCTATCGTGGAGACTATTCGGGACAAATCATCACCGCTCTGGACATCACTGTTCGAGCAAAGATTCTCGAATACATCAAGGATTCGGGCGGAACGGTTGTCGATTACATCATTCGTGACGGCGAGCGACCGGAACATCTCGCCCATCGTGTGTATGGACACCCGGAGTATCACTGGGTCAATCTCCTCTACAACGAGATTCATGACCCATTCTTCGAGTGGCCGATCAGCAATCATGATGTCGAGAATTTGGTTGACAGCAGATACACCGGCAGGGCATACTTCATCGATCTCAACAAGGCGACGGCGGAACAGGCGGATTTCTATTTCGAACCCGGAACCGCCACACTCAAGGGGGGACTGACCGCCACCATCACCGAATGGGACCCAAATCTGTACAAGATCGTGGTTGACAGCGACTCTCCCGGAGAGGCTTCCGTTTCCCTCAACTCGTCAATTACGCAAACTCGTTCTGACGGAAGGACGGTTTCGGCGGTGATAAAGCGTGTCGTGAGCGACAATCGATATGCCGTGCATCACTTCGTCAACCAAGACACGGACGAGGTCGTGGATCATCACATCGTCAAGACCGATCCCACGGTAAGGTATGATTTGGGTGCCCAAGACTCCGTTGAGAACTCCAGCATAATCCAGAGATACGTCTCCGGTTCGGCGGAGATAGTTGCCCTTGACGACATGACCGTGACCATAAAAACGAATTATCAATACGAGATAGAGAAGAACGACAGTCGCCGAAAGATCAAAGTCATGCGACCCGAGTTCGTTGATGTCGTGGTGAATGATCTGAAGAAAGCCTTCGCAGGTGCATAATGGGAACCGCTAAACCTACGGACAAGATGATAAATGCTGGCGATGTCATCATCGATGATATTCGCTTGGTTTCGTTTACGGGTTTTGAAGTCGATCTGAAAAAGATTCTCACCGCTTTCAACCTGTACGAAGACATTTACTCCAACGGTCTCTCCGGGTATGTCATCATTCTCGACTCCCTGAACCTCGCCAAGAACGTGCCGATCATCGGTCAGGAGGAGATTCACCTGAGTTTCAAGACTCCGGGCGTGGACAACGAGTTGAGAAAAGTCAGACTCAAGGTGTTCAAGGTTTCTAGTCAGATTCACGGAGACGAGGGCCAAGTCATAACCCTCCTCAAGTTGGAACTGGCATCTCCGCTCGTGACTCTGTCCAACGGAATCAAACTGAATCGTGTGTACAACGGCATGTCGTATTCCAGCATGGTGGAATCCATCTACCGTGATATGGTGCAGGTCGATGCAAGCCTTCCTCCTCTGTACGTGGAGGACACGGAAGGAAAAGCATCGGTGATGGTCTCGAACTGGAGCCCTCTCTACACGATCAACTGGATCTCGTATCGATCGACATCTCGTGCCGATCACATGGCAAGCGACTACCTCTTCTATCAGACCTTGGATGCTTATCACTTCAAGTCGCTGTCGATGCTGAAGAAGTTGCCTCCCGTGTGTACGTACAAGAACATACCGGCAGGTTCTCGTGATCCGAAAACGGACGAGCGTTTGATCGAGAGAGATCTACGAAGCATCATGGAACACACGATCGTGGACGTGAACGATACGCTCAAGCGAACCAGCACGGGCATGTACAGTTCCTCTCAGATCGTCCATGAGGTCACCACCAAGTCCTACTACAACACCGAGTATTCCTATCGTGACGCATTCAATCGAATGTCTCATCTGAACAAGCATCGAGTAATCACCTACGACAACAACATTCAGGACATGCCCAAGTCCTACATCAAGTACCACAACAAGTCCCACTACAGTTTCACCGGAACGGACGATGCGAACTTCGTGGATCGGTCTTTGATTCGCCAAGCACAGATGAATCTAATGAATGTGTTCACCATGAGCATTCGGGTGTTCGGCGACACCACGATTCGGGTGGGCAACGTCATCGACATCGAGTTCACCTCTCCCGAGGACAGAGCGAAGACCAACGAAGAAACCGACCGATACTTGTCGGGTAAATACATGATCGTCAGCATTTGTCATGACTACAAGCAGGGAATCCACGAAATGCTCATGACCGTGGCTAGGGATTCGTATTCCGAACCCATTCCCGACTCGAAGCAGAAGGAAATTTCGTTCGCATGACCACGACACCAAGAGCAGATTACGTCGGTCTGGACACATTCGTGTGGTGGCACGGTGTAGTCGAGGACATCAAGGACCCTCTCAAGTTGGGTCGGGTTAGGGTACGCATTCTCGGGTGGAACACCGAAACCAAGACGAGTGCCGGAATCCCGACGAAAGATCTTCCTTGGGCGATGGTCATGCAACCAATCACCAGTGCGGCCATGTCGGGTCTTGGTCGCTCCCCCACGGGCGTGCTTCAGGGAAGTTGGGTCGTGGGCTTCTTCTTGGACGGAATGAATGGTCAGCAGCCCATGGTCATCGGAACCTATGGGGGTATGCAGAAACCCGACAAGGTCAATCTCGCCAACTCGACCGTCCCGTACAACGACGTGGGCGTGATTCGCCATCTGAATCACCTGATGGACTACAGCAAGGGGTTCCGAGATCCTGATGGAATCTACCCCATCGAAGGCCGAATGAACGAGTGCGACACCAATCGCCTCGCCCGAAACGAAAACATTGACTGGACAATCGTTCAGAAGAAAGACGACTCCCGAATCACATGCGACACGGCTCTGTACGGGTCTTGGACGGAGCCACCGTCTCCGTATGCGGCCCAATACCCCAAGAACCACGTAACCGAATCCGAATCCGGACACGTCATCGAGATTGACGACACTCCGGGGTCGGAGCGGCTTCATGTCTATCACAAGTCGGGGACCTTCACCGAGGTCCATCCTCTCGGCAGCGAGGTCCATAAGGTTGTGGGCAACGCATGGGACATCACGCTCAACGACAACATGGTGTACATCCGTGGCAACTCAACCACCACCGTGGGAAAGACCATGAAAGTCAAGATGAAAGAGCATCTTGAAATCGAGGTTGATGGCGACATGCGTGTGCTTGTCAAGGGCAACACGGTCATGGAAACGCTGGGAAACTACTTCCACAAGATCAAGGGAAAGGTCACGTTCGTCTCTGACGGGAACATGATGTTCGTGGCACCACGCATCGACTTCAATCCGGCTGGGGTGAGTTCGGACACCATCAAGTCCATTCTGACCACCATTCGAAGCACGGTCTCTCGACTCTTCAACAAGAAGGCGGCTTCCAAGAAGAGTGGTACGGTGAAGGTTCCCACTCCTTCGGCCACTGCACCGGTTTCCACGAAGACACCCGCTGTCCCGACGACCCCCAGCCCAACCCCATCGACTCCCGTCGCTGCACCTGCATCCACGACCCAATCAAAGAAGCCACAGACTTCGGTCACCATCGGTGGCATCGAATACACGGCGGTCACTCTATTTACCGAATCCGTCAGTTATTATCAGAACAAGGCGAACACGGAACAGAATCCAGTCAAGAAGAGGATCTATGCCAGCACTGCGAAGAGTGCCGAGAGGGCACTGGAATACGCCGAGCAGAAGGAAGCAATCGGCGATCCTCTTCCGGTCTCCCAGAGTGGAAACACCGTCACCGCCGTGGCCGGTGCATTCAAGTACTCCACTTCGCCGGACAAAGAAATCGAATAATCGGAGAAAACCATGTGTTTCGGACCCGCACCATACAAAATGGCAGAAATCAGGGAAGGATCTCAGCGTATTGCGACGAAGAGCATCAGTCCATGCTTGGGGCAGATTCCCAATGAACTTCTGGGCATCGGTCAGATGCCGTCCGTGAAGGTTCCTTCCGTATTTGATGATGCCGTTCAGAGTGCCAAGACGCTTGAGGACAAACTCAAGGTGAACATTGATAGTCTACTGACCAAAGCAGAGGAAATACAGAAGGAAATTCAAGGTGCCTTCGGGGAAATCACGTCAGGTATTCAGTCGGCCTTTGAGTCGGTGGAATCGATGATTCTCGGCTCAGGCTCCACCGATTGCGTGGCGTTGGGTGTCCCCGATCCGAAAAAACTTGACTCGAACGCTTTCGGGGGTGGAATCGGGGCGGCGATGAGCATTCCCTCCGACTCTGGGTTGGAAGATGACCTACAGGCACAGATTGGGCAGCAACTGGAGGCCCCCACTCCGGCCCTTCCGGAACTGGGAAGCGGCCTTCCGCAGCCAACTCAGGCCGTTCCCACGCCGACTCTTCCGACAGGAATCGAAACCACCGTACTTGAAGCAGAGACGTTCGAAGTTCCGACTCCTCCGGACACCCTTGACGGAGGAGGGTTCTGATTGCCTCTCTCGACCATCACATGGATGGACACTGCCGTCACCTTTCCTCGTGTTCTTTGCGAGCGTAGGTGCATCACCTATGGGGAGATGTACGTACAGGCGTTGAACGACGCTCCTCCCTATGGGTGCAACTACGAGGTAATCAGCGGAGAATGGCCTCCGAGCCTTACGCTGGAGAAGGAAACCGGACAGATATACGGAACCATCGATGACAACTCAGTCTCTGCGCCGTCCAAGGTCAATCCGGTCCCCGAGGGGTTTCACTACAACGAATCAAACTATTTGAATCACCACACGTCGGGCGTGGCCTTGGAGTTCGTAATTCGAGCATACAATCCGCTCAATCCCGCCCTGTATGCGGACAACGCCATAACCATGTACGTGAGGACGAACTGGTCGGCGAAGAGGGATCAATTAGTGCTAAATATACAGAATCAGTTTTACACAGACGGTGTCCCTGTGAGTAATGAGTCATACCTCAAGACCCAAAAGGAAAGAGGCAACTTTCATGGACCCAACTGCGATTGCAACTGACAAGGAGACACGAATTGCCTGCCGCACACAGACTTGGAGACATTTGTTCGGGACATGGATGCTTTCCGCCGAGAAGCAACCGTTCCGCCTCTGGTAATGTGTTCGTGAATAGTAAGGGTTGGCATCGGCTCGGGGATGCGTGGCAGCCACATCAGTGTGGCGACGACACCCACGATAGTTATACGGTAGGGGGGTCCTCACTGGTGTATGTCAATGGCCGAGCGGCGGTGAGGATTGGTGATCCGGTTCAGTGCGGATCATGTGCGGCCATTGGTTCCCCTAACGTATTTTGTGGAGGCTGATCGTGGACGTAGACCCGGTAAACATCACATCGAACATTTCTTCTTGGTACAACATCGGATGGATGGCGGGAAGTGCCATCGCAGGAGTGTGTGCCTACTTCTGGGGTCGCAGAAAGGGCGTTGAGTCCGACCTCAAGAACGCAGACATCACTCCGAAGTTCCAGCAGAAGCAGAACATCATATACGATCAAGTTCTAGCCCTTCGCATCCTGACGGGTGCGGATCGTTCAAAGATAGGGCAGTTCCACAATGGCGGAAAGTTTCTGGACGGATCGTCAATGAAGCGGTTCTCCATCACACACGAGTCGTGTGATCTCGGAGTTCCTTTCGAAGGTACGAACCTACAGAACATCGTTGTCACGATATTCTGGGATATGATTTCGCTCATCAAGAGCGAGAAGCCCGAAGTTGTTTTCGCAAAAGACCTTCCGGAAGGTCACTTTCGGTCATATTGCAGGAGCCATGGTGTCGATGCCGTCCTTCTATTGCCTATTCGCAAGGACGAACTCTACACCGGGTTTGTGATGCTGGAGTGGTGCGACGTGGACAAGATTCCGCAGGATCTGAACAAAGTCAAGGATATTGCGGAGCATCACAGGGCATCGATCGAGGTAGAAATGTTGCTGAGGAGGTAATATGGCCGAGTTCAATAGTTTTGCGGCTGATCTTGATCCCAACTTCACCCGCAAAGAATTCTCCGGAGATGTCAACCTTCTCGAAGGCGAGGCGGCGATTCGGCGTGCCGTCAAGTCGCTCCTTCTTCTCAAGTCGAACGAGAAGCCGTTTCACCCGGAGATCAATCCCGGCATCTCGGAACTTCTGTTCGAGAACGCATCTCCCGTCGTCGTCATGGAAGTGACGAATCGCATCAAGCAGGCTATTTTGCGATATGAGCCGAGAATATCGGGCACGAAGGTCAATGTCTACTTCGACTCGAACAACACTCTGTCCATAAAGGTACTTTATACGATACGCAATGACAAGAAAGTATACACCACAACCGTGGCCGTTCAAAGGATTCGCTAATGGCTAATACACCAGTAGATCGTCTCGATTTCGATCAAATCAAAGCCAGCCTCAAGGACTACCTTCGTGGTCAAGACACCTTCAAGGACTATGACTTCGAAGGCTCCACCATGAATATCCTGTTGGATGTTCTGGCGTACAACACCCACTATCAGGCATTCTATGCCAACATGGTGGCGAATGAGGCGTTTCTGGATTCGGCTCGGAAGCGGAACTCGGTGGTGTCGCTTGCGAAGCATCTGAACTACACGCCTCGTTCGAGAAAGGCATCACGGGTCACCGTGAATGTGAAATACCCCACGGCGGCGACTACTGCCGAGGGAAACATGAATCTGAATCGGGCTTCCGCAGGGGCATTGGTTCTTCCTCGTGGAACCCGATTCACGTCCCGTGGGCAGGGTGGGGAAACGTACATCTTCAATACGCTGGAGGACTACAAGTTCGAGGTTGTCAGCGGTGAACTGGTCGTCCGAAATGCAGTGTTGTATGAGGGCAGTCTGAGAACGGATTCGTTCGTGGTCAACACCAAGGACTCGTCCCAGAAGTTCCTTCTCAGCGACAAGAACGTAGACATCGATACGATCATCGTTCGTGTTTTTGCGTCGGTGAGCGACACCCGAGGAATCAATGACAGTTGGAGGAGAGCGAACGACATCACGGAACTCGATGGGAGTTCGAACTCGTTCTTCGTTCAGGAAACTGAAGATGGAACGTGGGAGGTCTATTTCGGCGACGGAGTCATCGGTCGTGCCATGGAGAACGGCAACGTCATCCGTGTCGTTTACTTGAGTTCGAACGGAGAGAACGCCAACGGAATCGGATCGACCGACACCACCCAATCCCCTTCATTCAGAAGCACCGGATCGATTGGATACGTGGTCAGCGTCGTCACGGACACGAACGGTGATCCTCAGCCATCGTTCGGAGGCGAGGCCCCGGAAAGCACGGATTCGATTCGCTTCTATGCACCCCGTGCCTATCAAGCACAGGAGCGAGCGGTGACCGCCGATGACTACCTTGCCATCTTGGCTCGGGACTATTCGCTCAAATCCGATTCCTTCCTCGTGTGGGGAGGAGAGGAGAACGATCCGCCTCAATACGGTAAGGTATTCATTAGCATCAAGCCCAAGAACTCGGCCAAGTTGTCCATCAGCGAAAAGCAATCGATCACTCGAAACATTCTGGGCAAGCGAAACGTCTTGACCGTCACCCCAGAAGTGGTCGATCCCGAGGTCATCTATCTGAACATCACGACCAACGTCTACTACAATCCGAACAGCACCATCCTGTCGAACGATGAGATCGGCTCGGCGGTTCGCAGTCGAATCGTCACCTTCGGAGATGAAAATCTCAATATGTTTGGTTCGAACTTCAGATCCTCGAAGTTCACGACCTACATCGATGCCACGGACCCATCGATCAACAGCAGCGAAGTTCTGATGACTTTGGAGCGAAGAATAGAGCCGCAGTTCAATCGTACGCTCCCCTATACCATCAAATTCGATAATGCACTCAAGCATCCAGTGGATGGATATCCATCGATTCTCGACTCCTCTTCTTTCTACTATCTGGACTATTCGTCCGATGCGGCATCCAAGCCCACGGTCGTGGCATATCTGGACGACGATGGTTATGGGAATGTTCGGATATACAAACTGGTGGATTCGAGCAGGGTATACCTGATTTCGAACATCGGAACCATCGACTATCAGACCGGAAAGGTTGTTCTGAAATCTTTTGCTCCGCTCGGTATTCCGGACGGAACCGTGGAAATCAAACTCCGAGTCGTTCCCGACAGGGACGACGTGTTCGTCCGCAGGAATCAAGTGCTTCAGGTGAATGAAGATGTGATTGTTGTGAATCCGATCGAAGAGGTGACGGTCATCGACAACAGAGCATCCGACACCAAGTTCCCCTTCCGCACATAAGTAGATAAGACATGCAGGACAATAGCCAGCGGCAACTCTCAGACATCG